CACCATTACCTGTTACTTGTAATTCACCCCCAGATGTTAGACGCATTCTTTCTGCTGCATTAGTTCCAAAAACTAATTGACTTCCTGTTTCTGTAGCATATATATTAAACAGGTTTGAAGAATTTGTATAATAAATTGCTGCTATTTCTGTACCACTTTCTTTAAAAGATATAGCAGCACCATTAGATGCGTTGTTAATTGTTAAATACGTATATCCTGCTGCACCTGATGGGTTTGTGTCATTTACTCCTACATTACCTGAACTATCAATAGTTAATCTTGGTGTTGTGGGATTTCCTGTCGCAGTGGTGCTGCTTAAAAATTCAAGATTTCCCGCTGCTGAATAATTGTTATGAATCATCCAAGACCTTGAATTTGTAGGGTCACTTGGTGAACTTCTAACTTTAAAAGACAAACCAGAAGCATCGTTATTAGTAGAGGTGATGCTTAAATTTCCAATATTTGCATTTACTAAGCTCTCAATTCCTACGTTTCCTGTTGAATTTTGTATTTGCATAACAATACCACTATAAGTACCAGTAACAAATCTTAATAATTTTAAATCATCATTGTCACCACCAACATCACCTCTTATCGACCAATGAAAAGCGCCTACATTTCTAACCGTACCTGTTCCTTCCACTTGCCCTCTCAACATTAATTCAGTATAATCACCAGTACCAAATATTGCCATACCCGTACCTTCAACATCTAAAGTTCTATCAGGCGAAGTAGTTCCAATTCCTACGTTACTTCCTGATGGATTTAATGATAAAGGAAAAGATACTCCGTCTATACGTCTTATAGATTGAATCCAAGTACCGTAAGGGCCTGAATTAGATTGACCAATAATGATACCCACATCTTGCCCGCTTAAATAAGCTGCAGAATTAGCTATACTAACTGTATCACTTTGTAATCCTCTTTTAACATCAAGTTTAGCATCAGGCGTAGCGGTTCCGATTCCTACTCGACCAGTATCAGCACCTGCAAAGTAACTATCACCATAAGAAGATAATTTAATTCTTGATACTGGCGTGCCTTCACCTGTAAATAATTCTAAAAATCCATCAGCACTAGCAGTATACAATTTAGCTATATAATCACCATCAGCTTGGGTTGTTCCCATAGATGCACCTGTTGTTTTAACAGTACCTGCAAAAGTTGCATCGTTAGTTGCAAAAGTTATGGGCCCGTCACCTATAGCTGTAGCACTAGTAAATTTAGTAACCTTATTTGCTGTTCCGCTGCCTGTAATTGTCCCTGTAGTTGGTGTTGACCAATTAGGTACAGAATTTCCACTTGATGTTAATACTTGCCCAGCTGTACCATAATTAGTACCACTATTACCTAACGATAATGCTCCTGTCGCTAATATCCTTAATCTTTCTTGCGTTGAGCTTGATAATGTTGTGTGAAAAGATAATACCGATTCAGTATCTGCGCTTTGTACTACAGAACGTATTTGAGCTCTAGCTCCTGTACCGGCAGTTAAACCTAATATTAAATCATCAGAGGTATCAGGTTCTTTTACATCTAAAGCTACGCTTGCTGCTGGTACTATACCTACACCTACGTTACCTCCAGACAAAACTATTGAACCTCCTGACCCGCCTATTTGATTAGCCCTTAGTACAATACCTGAATATCCGTTAAAATATATATTATTAGCGTTGTCATATAAGCTAAAAGTTACACCAACTCCTGCTCTTGCTCCTTCATAAAAATATTGGTCTGCGCTAGAGCCAGACACTTTAACTCTTCCTGTTAAATCAAGAGTGCTATCTATAGTTTGGTTACTAAGTAATCTTATAGCCATTTGGTTAAATTAATAAATTAATCTAGCCAATACTATTAAGAAAGGGCAGTAATAAGAACTCTAGCTGCATTAGTAGCTAATGCTGTTGTTGTTGTGATAGTTACATTATTAGCGTCAGTCCTTACAGTATCAGCATATATTGTGTCATATGATGAATTGTCATATATCTGCACAATTACATCTCTAGTTCCTAAAGCATGATTTACAACATAGCTAGTAGCAGAACCGTCTCCAATATTTGCTACCGCATTAAATCCTGTGCTAACACACGCTTCAACTGCTGTACAAAAATTACTAACATTTGATGATGTTATAGATATATCTACATTAGCAGCTCCTGTAATTATTCCGTTTCCATCTACAGTAAATTGACCTACTGAATCAGCATCTCCATAAGTTGCAGCTGTTAATCCACTTTGCGTTGCAATAGAAACAGCTCCTGTTGTTACAGACAATCCTCCAGCTGTTGGGAAATTAGCTATACCTTTAACTGTTGCTGTTGCTACATCTATATTATTTTGAATAGTTGTCCAATCTGACAATGATGTGGGAGCATCACTTTGAGCTATTAATGAATCGCCGACTTCTACCGCCTCAGTAAAAAAGTCTCCCGCTACTGTAACAGTATACATCCATCCTTTTTTAATTGCAGCACTCGGGCTTACGTCTAAATCTGGTGTATTAGTTGCAGCATTATATCCGCCTTGGAATATTACTCCTCCCGCAGTGCTTGCGTCTACATAAGCTTTTGTGGCTGCGTCTTGAGCAGCTGTAGGATCGCTTACGCCAGTTATTTTGTTGGAGCCAATAGGTAAATCAGCACTTGGCGCTCCAAACACACTTAAAGATATTTCATCACCTTGTTTTCTTTTTTGTTTTGCGTTACCAGTTTCACTTGCATCTAAAACAATAAATTCATCAGTAGACCCTACAAATGTTTGAGTCATATCTACTAAATCAGGTAATTGTAAATTAACAGTTACTGTATCAGTAGCACTAACAACAATATCTAGTCCTGTATTATGTCCAAATGTAATGGTATCACCATTACCAATTGCTTGTGTATTTGAACCATCTGATATTGTAAACCCAGTAATAGGAGATATACCACTTGAAGCAGCGGTTAATCTACCTTGTTGATCTACAGTTAAACTCGCATAAGTATATGAACCTGGTGTTACAGCTGTGTCATCAAGATTTAATGTAACCGTATTGGTTGCAGATGCAACTGAAGTAATTGCTGTTCCTCCGGCAATATCGACAAGACCTCCGTTAACAATAGTTTGGTTTGCTCCTGAGTCTGCGCTTAGAACCCAGTTTACCATTCCGGGAGTTATAATTTGCCAACCATCATTTCTGTGATATTTTAATTGATTGGTTGTGGTATTGTATATCATTTGTCCAACACCCGTTACGGACGGATCGGAGGATACATTGTCTACTTTAAACGTCTCTAATTCGTTATTGTTTAAAGCTATACCTGAAAAATAATTTATTGCCATAATTTTTTACTTTTAATTAAAGAACGCTTTACCGGTAAAATTACTAGAAAACGTTAGTGTTACTTGATTTAAACTGTTAAACACTACTGTTGCAACAACCTCAATGTCATTAGCGTCTACTATTGTTACTGACGGAAATTTGTTTAAATTGTGATTGATGACATACTGATTTGCACTGCCATCAAGCGTGAAAACAAAGTTCGCATCGTTTTGACCAGCATATGTCAGCAAAGATATGAAATAATCTTTTGATGCTGTTAAGCCCCCGTTGCCTGCTTTATAGGTTAAACTTATATTATAAAAATCTGTATAAGTTGAGTCTTGTCCTGAACTGTTCCATCTAAATACTGCCCATTGTGATACATTATCACATTGAGTAATTAATACATCCGCACCACCTAAAGGTTGATTGTAAAATCCTGAAATATCGTTAACAGAATCTGTTAATTCAAATTTATTAAGCAAAAATGTGGTTATTCCATTAAAAGCTACTGAAGTAGCTCCTGCTGGATCAAACATAATACTTCCTTGTAAGTTAGGTAAAGTGTTATTATACACATATCTAAGCGCTTGTTGCTGGGTGGCTACCCTATTCATGTATTCCGCAACAGAATCAATCGTAAAGTTTTTGGTAGCAAAATTGCTATCAGCGTCAGAGCCTATCCAATAATCTGTTCCTATTAGATTGGTGTCTAAAGGATATGTACTAATTTTTGCCATTTCTTTTTATTTTAACAAAGGTAATAAATCTTTTTTTTGTGTATTTATTTGTGCCTGTTGTTTCCCATAACTTTTTCTACACCACGGCTTCCGAAATAAGCTCCAACAATTAAACTTAAAACACCCGATATAGAATCTAATTCATAACCTGCATACCATCCAACTACATACGCTATTGAAAAAAAAACTAAAATTATAGGTCGTACATTTTGCGCCATCCAACTTGGGCTTGCCATGTCTGCGCTCCAGCGTTTAGATATTTCTTGCATTTCTATCATTTCCATTTCTAAAAGCTTCATAGCAGTTTCTTTATCTTGTACAGGCATTTTTTCATCTTTGTCAATTAAATTTTTAACAATACCCAACACACCTTGGTCTGGTAGCACGTCACCTAGAGTGCCTAATATATTAGGAGCCACTTTAGACAAAAAACCGCCTATTTTAGTTTCTTTAAATTTTTTTTTTGGTTTGCTCATATAACTTTATATTTAGTCCTTCCTTCATCTTTATATGCTTTTAAACATCTTTTTCTATTATCCTCTTCCGAAACGTAAGAGACGTGTATCCAATTTGGGTTCATGTCGGTTCCATATTCCCATATGAGTTGATCAAATGATAAATTTTCTTTAATCCAATGATACATTTCTGCATTTGACTTATATCCATAAACATCATCTAAATCCATTGCTTGTCCTTTCATGTGTTGGCTAGTAGAGCTACTACCCCCCAAAGCTTCGTTTAAAGCCGCAGAACGAAACATGCTAGTTATTTTTACAGGCCCACCTACAAACTTTCTAAGTGGTTCAAATATTTTTTCTGCCGTAACCTTCATGTTTTCTACATGGTTTGGGTTAGGGGTGTTATCAATACTTTTTCTTTTAGCAGTATTGGAATGAATTGCTTCTGCGTAAGTGATGTGTTCGCTTATGTTCATAATTGATAATTTATGCCAACGCTAGAATTAAATATTTCTGTATCCCAAAATCTAGTATATTCTCCTTCTATAAATATTCCTAACTTATTTAGTTTTATACCTATGATAGCGCCAGCTTGGTAATCTTCCCACTGTTCTAGTTCACTATCTTTTCTTAGTCCTCCTTTGCCCCAATTGTTTCTGTTCATATAAGAGTATTGCTTATCTCCTTGAATGTATTTATGGTAGGGAGGTAAATAACTACCATATATGTGTGACCAGAATCTACTTCTTGCGTAATAAAAATCAAACCCCACAACTGGAGATATAACTCCAAATCCATCTAGCTCATCCCATATTTCATTATTATACCTATTCATTAAATTGCCAAATATTTCTTGTCTAAATTGTATATCGGAATAACTCACAATATTACCATCACTATCTTTCCATATCCAATCATATCTTTCTTCTCCAGTATCTACATCTGTATATTTAGTAAAATGATCACTATATCCATAATCATATCCAAGGCTGTACCATGGATTAGCAGGATATTCTATTTCTTCTCCTGTTGGAGTTACGTAAATAGCAGTTTCGTTTAACCATATTTCTATTGGATTATACCCATAAGCGGTTTGATGTGTTCTATACATCCCACCTAAGCTAACGCTAAATTTGTTGCCTAATGGTAATCTAAATCTTACTTCTCCGGATTGATATTTAAAACCAACGTTACCCTGTTCTCTTTGTTCTAACTTTACTATATGAAATTTGCCAGTGTGTCTTAGAAAATATCTTGAGTTTGTAAACTCTTCTCCTCTTTCTCTTTCTCTTTCATAGTGTAATAAATATTCAAAACCTTTAACGGCGGCGGTAGGTGCTGAGAGGCCAATCATGTTTTCAGTTCCATCTATGTAATTTTGTTTTATTTCATAATCAAACCTGGCTAGTCTCCGTATACCTATACCAATACGAAAATCTGGTTTATAGTATTCTGTTACATCAACAACCTTAGGTATATCATATAAACTATCGTCACTTGGTCTTTCTACAAAATAATCTTTTCTTGTATTTTCATAAGCATTAGACACATCTCCAGCAATATATACTGTTGAGTATTTAAAAACTTTGCTATATATTTTTTCAAATATTTGACCCTGGGTATTATTAATAGTAAATAATATAACTATATATATTAATTTTTTCATTTTTAAAATTTGTTTTCTACAAGTTCATCAACTGTTTCTGTTACATTAATTTTGTAACCTTCGGGTAGTTTTAAGTCTATTCCAGCCTCAGCTTTATAAACAACTTTCCCATTATTATAAACGATTAAAGTGGGTAAAAAATCTACAGATTCATTTAAAAAAAATTTTTCATGTTTAGAGTTTTCGTAATTGAAAACATAAGTATTGTGTTGCCTATAATCTTTTAAAGATACAGGTTCAACAAAATCCGCTGTAAATAAAACAATACTAATTTTTTCTTTATAGTATTGAGATTTAGCAGAAAACGCAAATAGGACAATTAACAGGACACATATTTTATCTTTTAAGTTCATAAAGTCTACTTTCTATCTTATCAACAGTAATTTTAATTTCCTTGACATCTTCTTGGATATTTTCAACTTGCTGTTGAGTTAAATCAATTTGACTTCTAATTAGTTTGTCTTTAAAATCAAATTCTTTTTCAGAAACAATAGGGGCTGGTAGTTCTTTGGCTAAAGCTATATCAGCTTGCATTACAAAATACATACTAGCTAAGGATATAACGCCTCCAATAATTAAACTGATGGTTTTTAAATCAAGTTTTACTTGTGTTTCTTCATTTATTAATTTGCTCATTTTTATATTTGTCTTTATAGACTATCTCATATATTACATTTAGATCTAATGAATAAGAATTGTCTTGAGTGTAATAATTATTATTTACCATATACCTACTAAAGAATTTGCGTTAGTTCCAGTAGCCATAACTTGTATTACTTGCACTGGTAAGTATTGACCAACAGGAAAATTATTAAATGATAATATTTCTCCACTTGGAACTCTTACTGTTACGTTTTTAAATTGATTAGAAGTTGCGTCAGCTCCAGTGTTAATAGTTGATGTGTCACCAACATATATTAAACAACCCGGATTGTTAGCTGTAGTAGCTGAACCGCCATTTAATCCAAAGTAAGCTGGATAGTTGGCCTGACCCTCTATTTGTGAGTATATTCTAAAGTTATCATTATAAGTTGTGTTACTTCCAAAGATATTTGCACTTAACGTGAGTTGATCAGAATTTACAACTGCATTAACTTTAGCTATTGTTTGAGCATCTGTATTTACTACTATATCGCCCACAGCTACTCCTTTAGCAACAAAATCTACTTCATCGTCTACAAGTGCATTTTGTCTAACTATTAAATAGTTTTCTGGATTAGCTTGAAAAATATCACTAGCAAATGCTAGTTGTGTTCCTGAATCTACAGCCGCTACAGCTGCATTAGCTGGTGTAGTCGTGTTGTACACAACATCACCTACTACCACCGGAAAAGGTGATGTGGTAGATGTAAAGGTTGCGCCAGAATCTATTAATTTATTTGTTGCTGTAGATGTGTTTCTTCTT